CGGAGTTATGCTACTTAATTTTGCACAATAAACCTTGCCGATATATTATGCGTTTCGTAACAAATAATAGTATGTATTTGTTACGAGATTGGTTTTTTATCATTTATAGGCGCAATGCTTAAAATATAGGCGCACCGCTTTGATTTTTTATAAAAATAGTTTACTTATTGGTTTGGATTTATACTTAGGGTATAAAAAATGTCCAGTTTTTAAACAAATAAACTTGACAAACTTCCTGAATTTTTCCGAAAAACTAATGCAAATTAAAAGGTAGTAAGCACCCGAGAGTCAAAGATATTTAAGTACATAACCTCTTTAGCTATTCGGTTGCTATTACCAAACTCAGTCGTAGCCCTGATGTACTGAGTTGTCCAATAAGGAGTAATATTGTGAAGGTTAAATAAGTAGATACCTTTAGGAGTTGAGTTTATATAGATAGCAGCGTCTGAGTGTTTAGCCGTCTCCTCTATCATAGCGTCATACTTCTTTTTTTCGAGCAATAGAGTATCGTAGTGAGTCTTTCTACACTTTAGCTCTATTCGATGCTTTGCAGCTGGAGAGTAACAATCCCAGCGGCTCATTTGATTTTTAGACTTTAATAAGTCAAAGTAGATATTTGCTTCTAACCACTTGAAGAGGTCGCTTTCTTGCATTAATAACCCTCTTTAGATACGTCAAAACTTGGACAATCTTTTGCAGCATATTCGTTATGACCGTTAACGCTTAATATAGGGTACTTTTTGCGAAGCTCTGCTATTAGGCTTATCAAAGATTCCTTTTGCTCCTTAGTTCGAGTATCTTTAGCCTTAGTCATTTTCTTGTCCATACCGCCAACGTAACATATACCGATACTAAACTTATTTTGACCGATGCAATGCGCTCCTAAAAGCTCTACGGGTCTGCCAGCTTGTATCTGTCCGTCTAACTCGATAACATAGTGGTAGCCTATATCGTTCCAGCCTTTATCTTTATGCCATTTGCGGATAGTATCTACCTTAACGTCTCTGCCTTCAGGAGTAGCTGAGCAATGGATAATAACTTTATTAATGGGGCGCATAATCAATATTTATAGTTACAATAAAAAGGTAAATAGTTAAAGTATGGTATTTGTATTCTTTTTGAGGAGCGATATACTCCCAGCCTAAAGCAAATCTATCGTGAGGATAGTGAGCGGAGAAAGTTACTGAGTAATCCATTATAATTCCTTTTTAACGTCTTTTAGTTTTACAATGATAGCTTTAATTTTATCAATAAACGAATAACCCTTAACTTTTACCCAAGACTCGTCCATAGACTTAACCTCGATAGAGAGTAATACTAAGGCGATTACCTTTGTCGCTATAAACTCTACGCTTACTACGCTATTGGTTAAAGCGTTTATAATAAAGACGTCAGAGGCGTATACAAGCATCACTACTGCTATATAACTAACGAGCTTAGGCACAAGCCCATTACGAAACAATTTGCTCGTAATAGGCTCTTTTAATTTCTTTGCTTTCCACACCCCAAAGCAAGTGTCTATAATAGTAGATAAAGCCACCATTAAAATTATGCCCTTAATAGGGGCAAAAAATAAAATCAACGCCGTTGCTACGCTACTCAGGTAAAGCTTCATTTACTTCAGGAATAACGCAAAGTTCACTATCTGGATAAGCCTCGCAATAAGACTTGAAATAAGCCGCCTCATAGCCTCCAATTATGTGAAGTTGTGTGGTAGGCTTCGGGAACACTTCAAAGGGCTTAAACGACGCTAAAGGTGTTCTAAGCCAAAGGATATCCACCGCCCATTTGTCGGATTGCTTAGTGCAAACGGGTTTGTCATCCACTTGCCCCCACTCTAAACAAATAAATCCTATTTCAACAACTGCACAATCTTTCCAACTGGTTTGCTCGCCGTCGGGTGTGGTTGTGGTTTGCTCTATTAACTTGCGAAGGGTTGCCCATTCGGTAGGGGTGAACTCGTATTTTCTAAAACTTTTCATTGTGTTAAATTGTGGTTAAGGATGCAAGTTCCGCGTTGGTTAGGCGGGTTTTAAATAGTGCCGCTTGGTTAATTCCACTATTTAATACATATCCTGGCGAGTCATAAGAACCAATGGTTAACGCAGTTAATGAACCAACTGTTCCGCTGGAATCTGTGCCAATTTGTACACCATTCATATACAATGCAAAATCATTTTGTTTGTAAGCAAATGCTATTTTTTTGCGACCTACTGCGCCTATTGAGCCAAGTATACTGCATTGAATACCCCCACTAATAAAATCTGCTTGAACATTTGAACTTGTTAAATAAATATATGCTTCGCTTGAACTTCCCCTTAATAAAATTACAACATTCCCACTTGTGTCTCCCTTTTGTTCAAAGTTAAAATCCGCAAATAATACCCCCTCTGTCTGCCCAATCAAACTACTTATGCCCGTCTTGCTCGCAACATCCGCCAATCTTGTTACGCTACTTGCAACGGTAGGGATGTAGGAAGTTGGGTAACTTGAGGCTTCTAATTGTGCGCCCCATAAATAATAAGTTCCCGCACCATTTGTAATAATTGTTCCGCTTAATGCTGCTTGAAAAGTTGTAAAAGTAATTATTGCAGCAGTTGTATTCATTACAGTAACCCTAAACCAGCCCCCGCCAAAATCAGTAATTGAAGCGGTAGTGTTTGCAGTTGTATTTGTTACTGTCGTTGTATCTAAATCATATATTGCTTGATAAGCAAAAACTGCCGTTTCTAATTGAATAGAAAAATACCTATTATTACCTTTTTTGACAAATACACTTAAAGAATAATTTCCACTTGTTCGTACTGTTCCATTATAAAGTTGGTTGTTACTTGCAAAAACTACGGTATCGGCATTTTGCGTTCCGTCGGGTGAATTGACAGTATTTGCGGTAATTGATGCACTTGAAATCCAATAACCATTTGTAAAATCCTCCGAGTAATTAACTAAGTTCGTACTCTGCTTCTCCAAAAGTAAAGAGCCGCATCCTCCCCCAGTGTAGTCTATTCGGGGTACGTTTAAACGGTCTGTGGTTGGGAAGTAAGTTTTTGCGGTTGAGCCGATGTTTAGTTGTGCGCCCCAAATGTAGGCGGTTTTTCCCGTTCCTAAATAAGTATTCCCACCTCTGTCATCGCTTGAACTCAATGTTGCCCCGTTGCTTGGGAAAATTCCAAAAAGTAAAGATGTTGTATTAATTGTACCGCTTACTGCAATTCTATACCAACCATTCCCCGCATCCGTAATTGATGCACTTGTAAATGTGGCGTTTCCATTGCTACCCGTTGCACTTGTATAAGTTAAAGCGGTTAAATCAAACTGCGCACCAAACCATCTAAAATTTTCCGCCAAATCGTTTGCAATCAATCGAACATACTGCAAAGTATTTTTTTTCACATAAATTGTTAGCGTAATTTCTTGATTTGCTACAATAGTCGGGTCAGTGTATAAAATTTTTCTTGTTGTGGATGTGTCTTCGGTTATTGTATCCGCAGTCGTTGTCCCGTTTGGTGCAGTTGTCGTATTTGCACTAATAGACAAATTTGCAGTTGTCCAACCACCGCTAAAAGTTTCACTATTTTGCACCAAATTCAACGGTACAACCTCCACCAACCCCGCACTATTTACCCTTGTTGCGGTGCTTGCTCTTGTAAAGGTCAAATCGCCACTTCCGTCGGTTGGCTTAAGACTATATATTTTATCCTCCTTGTAGCCGCTTGGGTACATTATGAGGCTGGCGTCGTCGTAATTACTCATATTATTTCATTTAAAAATCTAATTGCACAAGTGCTATTCTCTACTATACCGCTATCGGCAATAACTCTCTGTCTATACGCAGCAAATATTACGGGTGCTATACTGCCTCCTATTAGTACGTTGCTATATTGATACCCGTATCCGTACATTATGCAAAAATAGCTAAGACGCTTCCGCTTGTCATATTAACTCTTTTGATAAAAGAGCCTCCTTTAGGTGCTATAATTACGCCAGCTGAAAGGGTTGCTCCGCTTATGTTACTTTGAGCTATTAGGTCTACGTCTGCAAGGTCTGTAAGGTTAGCGAATACCGCAGCTTCGTTTACTACTAAGTAAGCTACTTCCTGAGCAGCAGTAAAAGTAACATCACCGCTTACGTAGTATTGCCCGTTTCTTGAGATTTGAAGTTCTTGAGTGGTCATTTTATATATATATTTTAAATTGTTTTTTGGTGCTAATTAGAGATTAGGTATTGTATATTTTCTATTAAACAAGCCTCGTTCTCTATTCTTTTTTTGTAAGCGTTTAAAATTGGTATCCAAGGCTCTACCGGTAGCTGGCATCTTGCGTAAGAATACGAGCTACTTAAAGACATATTAATCGCAGCTCCAGCGTATAAGCTATCGAACCTCTCAGCAAACGGCTGAATACTCCAAGTCTTATTAAGTACTACGTTTAAGTCTTTATCCGCCCAATCTGCTTTATTATAGTTCTCAAATATTGCCATAATATCTAAGGCTATTAAGCTGCACTCGTTTTGTACGCTCACCTCGTTAGTAGCAGTATTAAGCTCTGTAACGTTATCGCAGATAAAAAGGTCTAAGGAGTAGTCTATACCATTAAAGCCGTTAGGGGCTATACTTACTACGTCGTAAATAAGATAAACTCCCGTAACATCCTTAGTCAAATCTACGTCCCAAATATTACCTTTTAGTATGGTGTTTATTTGCGGATGCTCAGACGCTATGCCTTGCATTATACTAAAGATATTTTTTATCGTTAGAGTTTTCATAGGATAAACTGACTACGCCATTGAGTGTCCATTTCAGGTCTTACTACATCGTCTCCAGTTGGCGGGGTCTTGTAAAGTGGGTAAGAGTCCTCGTTAGCTTTTAGGTATAATTTTAGTTTACGTCTGTAAAAGTCTGCGTTATCCTTAAAGATATTCTTTGCAGTTACAAGCTCTTGCTGAGATAAAGTACTAAAGTTATCTCCTGAGTGCGTACCCGCTCCTTTGTTAGTTAGCTTGTACGTTCCTATGCGAGTGTACTTATGGCATACCTCCCACTTTAAAGCGTCTCTTAAATATTCTTTTATCAGTATCTCATTTAAATTAGATACGGTGTTAGTTTGTATTTGAGTTTGCACTTGGTCAAATAAAGCACTTCCTAAAATAGGTCTTACAAAGGTATTTTGTATGCTATCAATTAGCGGCTTTAAATATCCGTCATCAACATTATAGTTTAGTACGGTGTTTTCTTTGACAAAGGCTGGGCTTACTATTAAAATCATTTCTTTCTAACTATTACTTGCTTCCAAATATGTCTACAATACGGGATACTCGTTTCGGTATCAGGTTTACGATACCAGCCTCCTCGAGCTAACCAAACGTCTGTAACGTCTGTAATGCTGCTCGTCTTCATATCGTTTCTTAAAAGCTCTATTTCAGCTTTAGAGTAAAGCTTTTTTTTGCTCATCATTTTACGGCAAAAATCTCTTGACTCTGTTTTTAAAGCTGGAGCATCACTTCTTAAAGTGTATTTATATTTTACCTCTGTTTGCGGAACGTCTATAACCTCAGCTACTTTCCTTCCCGTTGGGGTTAGCTCAATAGCCTCTCCAGTAATCTCGATTAGCTTTGAGTCTTTTAATATTCCTATCGAAGTAATAAGCTCAGGGAACGTAAGCTCTAAAGCTCCCGCTATCCCGCTTGCTTGTATTAAAGGGTTAGTTAAAATAGCTTTTAGTACTCTTTGTATTATACCTTGCTCTTTAGTGGCAAACTCCATTGGGCTTCCGTCTGAGTCAAAGTGAATATCGAAAGCTCCTATCTCTTCGTAATCGTCCTCGCTTACTCCTATATTGTCAAATAAGTGGCTTATATCGCTATCGTCTGAGAAGTGCGAGCATAAAGCTACGGGAGCAACGGGTGCGGCTACCTCCTCGGCTAATTCTAAGCCCGTCTGTTGGTTTATTAGTTCTCGTATCTCAGCTCTCGTAAGGTTAGCTAAAATAATGTCAGAGGTAAGGTCTACGGTGTCTATTGGTTTTAGCGGTATAATCTCTATATCCGTTTTTTGTATCTCGTAAAACGCTAATTTTTTAATAGTTCTAAGTAAGGTATTTTGTCTCTCAGCTATATAGGTATTCGTAAATATCTCGTAAGCTAAGTCAAGCTCGTTTCTTGCTCCAAGCTGCCCAGCTTCTTTTACGCCAAACAATATCGGGTTAGTTACTCGGTGTCCGATAAAAATAGACTCCTTAACTCTATTACTCATCTCTAAGTATCTTTCGTGCAAGTCGTTACCGTTTAGGTTGCTTATCTCGCTTCCGTTCTCCTTTGAAGGTGCGAATAGGTGTACTATTTTAGTACCCGTAGCTTTCCCAAACTTCTCTTGGAAAGTCTCCTCAAACTCTTTTGCCTCTGCTTGAGTCTCAGGTACTCCGTTATTGTGCTGAATAAGCGTACCACCTACAAAGCCGTTCTTAACCTCGTTTAACCAGTAATCGCCTATTTGTACGTCTGTCTTAATTTCAGCTAAAGAGCCTACGTAAACTGGCAAAGGGTAATACTTTAAGTTTGGTCTATAATCTACGTGGTAAATTACGCCTCTCTTTTGCTCTTGGTCTTTTGGATTATACCTATCTAAGTATTGTATTTTAGGCTTTCCATTTCTTAAGCCTTTATCGGTTATCCATTCGTCTGAATATTGCAAGCCTCCGTCTAATCCTACTCGAATATTAGCAAAGTCTATGTGGTGATATTGGTTGCCTACACCCGTTTTAATAACCTCTATTGCGTATCCGTTAAAAATCTCATAATCTAAGGAGATTCTTTTGAGTAGAGAAGACCAATCCTCGTCAATATTAGCAAAAGATAGCCATTTTTTAGTAGCTAAGTCGTCAGAATATAAGCCGTTGCCTACCGTATAACCTACTTTACCGTTAATTATAGCGTTATGAGTGCTGCTATCGTTGTATAAATCAATCAGCTCGAAGGGGTAAATATTATCTACACCAAAATAAACTATATTTTGATTCTTTTTCTCTAAGAATTTAGGTATTTCAGCCGATGCGAACTCGGTTATTATTGCGTTATTATTCATAAATAATGGTGGTTTCCTCGTTAGTGTACGAATATACTACTTCTTGTGGTTGTTTTAGTCTTAATATACCTCGGTGTATCTCAATACCCGTAGTTCCGCCCAAAGTAGTGGCGTTTATAATCTTATATGGATAGTCTCCGTTGTTTGGGAGGTCTATTGTTGCATCTGCAAGGTCTTGTACGCCATCTTTTAAGATAAAGTACACATACCTTCCATTTATGCCTTGCGGTGCTTCTAAAGTAGCGTTTACCTTATACTCAGCCGCCTCAATGGTCATTGTAAAATAGGAATACTCAACCTCGTTAGAGATATTAGTATAAATATAGTTGGTTGCGTTTTTTGTGATTATGTCCATTGTAAAAAAAAAGCCCACCACCGCTAAGTAGTGGGCTGTATTGTTAGAGTTTAAACTCTTATTAAGCTAAAGGCAAAGTGCCGATATAAAGTGCCATAGGGTCAGGCTCTTGACCTTGGAAAGAAAGCGAGTATCCGTTTCTATCTCCTAAAGCAGTACCAGTACCGTTGTCTCCAGCGGTCATTCTGACTCCGTTTTTAGCACCCATTAACCAATAAAGACCATTGTTGTCTTTTATGATTATAGATAGTTTGGCTCTTGAAAGCAACTTAATTTCATTGCGTTTTGCAGAGTCCATTTTGTTAAGTACGTAGGTGCAAGTTTGGTCAAAGTAGCTTGTTCCGTTCTGAGCGTTAACCGTTGGGTTATCGTTCATAGTAGAAGCTGCTCCCTGAGCGTTTGTACATTCGTATTTGTAGTAAGCAAGTCCAGTTCCAGTTACAGAAGAGGCTTGACCGCTTGCGTTGTAAGCTACTACGAAGTTAGTAGGCATATTAGCGAACCAAAATTCTGCTATACCTCCCGCACTATCGTTGCATCCTACTAAAAATCCTTGAGTTAAATTACACATAATATTTATATTTTAAATTGTTATGTGAAACTAAGCTGATAAGGTAAACTGTACTATCTCGTTAGGGTAAGCTACTTGTAAACCTCTCTTAAATTTAACTCTGTAGTAAACTTTGTCTTCAAGTTTTTCGTACCACATATCAAATTCCTCTTCGTCGTTTTGAAGGTCAAAACCTAAGAAGAAATTATCTGAAGTTCCAAGGAACATTCTGTTAGTACCGTCAAGACCTACAACACCTACCAAAGTAACATTTTTACCTGGTATAGATACTGAGTAATTAGCCCAAGAAGTAGCGTCTACGTTGAATAGGTTTTTAGCGTTAAGAGTGTCTACGAATTTGTCAAAAGTATCTTGACCTACGAATAGAACTTGGTTAAGAGCAGACTTTACTTTCGCTGGTCTTGCGTTACAGATGTTATTGATTATAGTATCTACGTTACCTGAAGCACCTGAAGTGATAGAAGTAGCAGCAGAAGTATTACCAGCGATAGCAGTACCAGCAGCACCGATTATTTTGATAAGACCATCGTATCTGTTTATGAATACGTTACCTGAAGCAGTATCTCCTTGCCAATCAGCAGTCTCGTTATGCTCCATAATAGTTTTGATTATAGAGTCAGCAATTTCAGCCTCGAAAGCCATATCCTCAGTTTCAGCGTTACCAGCTCTCAACAAGATTTGAGTGTATTTAGGTATTAAATCCTTCATACAAAATCCGTCAAAGTAAGTAATTTGACCTACGGTGATGTCTCTGTTAGTAAACACTACACTACCTGAAGCAGTCGGAGAACATCCGCTACCGTCTTGTGGGAAAGCAGTTACTGCTAAAAGGTGTAAAGCGTCAGTTTTTTTAACGCCTGATTGTAAAGTGAAATAATCACTTGAAGTTTTCTCAAAGTATAATCTTGAGATAAGGTCTGT